GCCGCCGCGGCCGGCGCGCGCCCGGACCCGCTGCTCACCATCTCGCAGTGGGCCGACCGCTATCGCTGGCTCTCGCAACGGGCGTCGGCGGAACACGGTCGCTGGCGTACGGAGCGCACGCCGTATCTCCGGGAGATCATGGATTGCCTTTCGCCGATGTCGCCTATCGAGCGCACTGTGTTCATGAAGGGCGCGCAGATCGGCGGCACCGAGTGCGGCAACAACTGGATGGGCTACATCATCCATCAGGCGCCGGGGCCGATGATGGCGGTGCAGCCCACCGTCGAAATGGCGAAGCGCAACTCGAAGCAGCGCATCGACCCGCTGATCGAGGAGTCGGAGGTACTTCGGAAGCTCGTGCGCGATCCACGGTCGCGCGACTCCGGCAATACAGTTCTCTCGAAGGACTTTCCGGGCGGCGTGTTGGTGATGACCGGTGCGAACAGCGCCGTCGGCCTGCGGTCGATGGCTGCGCGGTATCTGTTCCTGGACGAAGTGGACGCCTATCCCGGCGATGTGGAAGGCGAGGGCGACCCGATCACGCTGGCCATGGCGCGCACGCGGACGTTCGCCAGGCGGAAGGTATTCCTTTGCTCGACGCCCAAGATCACCGGCATGAGCCGGATCGAGGCGGCGTATGAAGAGAGCGATCGGCGTAAGTACTTCGTGCCGTGCCCGACTTGCCGCGACTTCCAGATTCTGAAATTCGCGCAACTCCGGTGGCCGAAGGGCAATCCGCAGGGGGCCGTTTACGTTTGCGAGCATTGCGGCCAGGAGATCCAGAACCATCAGAAGCACTGGATGCTGGCTCAGGGCGAGTGGCGCGCGGGCACGAAGGGCGATGGCAAGACGGCGGGCTTCCACATCTCCAGCCTCTACAGCCCGGTTGGCTGGTTCTCTTGGGGCGATGCAGCCAAGCAGTTCGAGCAGGCACAGAAGAACTCCTCGCTGCTGCAGGTATTCGTCAACACCGTGCTGGGCGAGACGTGGACCCAACTCGGCGAAGCTCCGGATTGGCAGAAGCTCTACGACCGCCGCGAAGACTACAAGGTCGGGCTGGTCCCGCGCGGCGGCCTGTTCCTTACGGCGGGCGCGGATGTTCAGAAGGACCGTATCGAAGTCGAGATCGCCGCCTGGGGCCGCGGAAAGGAATCGTGGTCGGTCGATTACCGGGTGTTCGAAGGCGACACGTCGCGCCCGGCGGTGTGGGAGAAGCTCACCGGCCTGCTGAACGAAACCTTCACGACCGCGTCGGGGCTGGAGTTGCCCATCATGCAACTCGCGATCGATTCCGGATTCGCGACCACGGAGGTCTACCATTGGGCGCGGCGGCAGGGCGGGCGCGTGCTGGTGATCAAAGGCGATTCACGCGCACCGGCGCTGCTCGGGGCGGCGTCGCCCGTGGATGTGGGCCCGTTGGGTGCCAAAATCAAACGCGGCATTCGCGTATGGCCGGTCAACTCCGGCATGGCGAAGGAAGAGTTGTACCGTTGGCTGCGCCTCGAGCGGCCCACCGACGAGGACATTGCCGGCGGTGTGCCGTTTCCGGCAGGCTACTGCCACTTTCCGAAGTACAGCGAGGAGTACTTCAAACAGATCACTGCTGAGCAGTTGGTGACGAAGCTCGTCAAAGGCTACCGGCGGCATGAATGGCAGAAGATGCGCGAGCGCAATGAAGCGCTCGATTGCCGCGTGTATGCGCGCGCGGCGGCAGGCCGGATCGGCATTGATCGGTTCCAGGAGAAGCACTGGGCCGACTTCGAGCGCCGGGTGGGCGCCCCTCCGGTAAAAGAAGTGAAACAAGCGCAGCAACCGCCTCGCCCGGGCGGGACGCAGACTGCGCGTAACCGGGTGCGCTTCAGGATGGATCTCTAATGGCATTCACCCAGTCCGATCTCGATGCTCTCGACGCGGCGCGTAAGCAGGGGGCGCGGCGCGTCCGTTTCCAAGATCGCGAGTTTGAATTCGATTCCGTGGACGACTACCTGAAGCTTCGGAATCTGATTCTGAATGACGTCGCACAGCAGTCCGGGCCGCAGCAAGTGCGCCAAGTCCGGATCTACACCACGAACGGTTGGGGCCACTAAAGCGCCGTGCCAATTGAAACGTTGATGACGCTCGCGCGCCAGGCCGGGCACGAGCCGATGCCGATCCCAGTCCAGCGCGTGCCGCGCACCCGCGCGATGGGGACGTTCCCGTTCGACGCCGCCGGACGCGGACGTCGCGGCATCGGATGGAATCCGCCGTCCCTCGGCCTCAACACGCTCCTGTTTTCGCATGGCCTGGAGTTGCAGGCGCGGAACCGGGACGCCGTTCGCAACAGCGCGTGGGCGGCTGCGGCGGTGGATTCGTATGTGGCGAATGCAATCGGGCGTGGGATTCGCCTGGTGCCTCACCACCCAGACGATAAGATCCGCGACCTGATCACCAGGAAGTGGAATCGGTGGACTCGCGAATGCGACGTCGAGTACGACCCGCGGAATCCCGCGTCGGGCCAGACGGACTTCTACGGCCAGCAGATGGTGATTGCCCGCGAGGTCATGGAGGCCGGCGAATGCTTCGTCCGGTTCCGGCCGCGCTCGCCGAAGGAAGGCCTCACGGTTCCGCTGCAACTGCAACTCATCGAAGCCGAGCAACTGCCGCTGTGGCGCACGGCCATCGAGCAGATGCCGCCGAAGAATTCCGTCCGGTGCGGCATCGAGTTTCAGGCCGACGGACGGCGTGCGGCGTACCACTTCTGGAAAGCGCATCCCGGCGAAACGATGTTCTTCCCGATGGAGGCGCTGTCGGTAGAGCGGGTGCCCGCCACCGAGGTGCTGCACGTCTACAAGCCGATTCGAGCGGGCCAGTTCCGGGGACAGCCGTGGCTTACGTCGGTGATTGCGAAGCTCTACGAACTGGAGCAGTACACGGACGCGGAGATCGTCCGCAAGAAACTTGCGGCGATGATCACCGGGTTCATCACGCAGGCCAGCCCGGATAATCCGATCATCCCCCCGGACCAATATCAGAACGGACCGGGCCAGACGGAGCCGGGGACACAGATCAGCAAGCTCGAACCCGGCACGTTCCAGGTGCTGAACTTCGGCGAAGAGGTGTCGTTCGCCGAGGCCAAGGACAGCGGCGATTTCAAATCGTTCATCCGGACGTGCCTGCAAGCGTTTTCGAGCGGCGCCGGGCTTGCCGAGTATCAGATCAGTGGCGACCTGTCGGGGATCAACTACTCGTCAATCCGCGCCGGCCTGCTGGAGTTCCGCCGCAAGTGCGAGCAGTATCAGCATTCGGTTTTCATCTTCCAGGTCTGCCACCCGGTTTATAAGCGCTGGCTGCGCGAGGCGATGCTGGCGCTGGTGTTCGGCATTGACATGCTGAACGCGTACAGCAAAGATCCCGAGCCATTCGAGGAAGTGCAGTGGGTAACGCCCGGCTGGCCGTGGGTCGATCCCGAAAAGGACATCAAGGCTTCTAACGACGCCATCCGCAGCGGCTTGTCCACGCGCTCTGCCGAGGTGGCGGCGCAAGGGCGCGACGCCGGTGCAGTGGACGCGGAACAGACTGCAGACAACGAGCGGGCCGACAAGCTTGGGCTCTCTTACGACAGCGATGGCCGGAAGGTCCTGACCGGGCGCAATGCCGGATTGACGGAAGCCGAGATCCAGCAGGATGCCAGCAAGGGCGAGGTGGACGTGAAGCCATGAGGAATCTGACTCGCGTGGCATCGCGGTTTGTGAACACGCCACTCATGATTCATCCCCCCAAGCTGGACGTCATGGTGCAGGCGCTGGGCCCGCGGCTGGGGATCATCCCCGTCAGCGTCGGCGTGGGAGCCGAGCCATTCGCGGCCGCGTACATGGAGCAGGCGGATGACAGCGGCTACCAGGTGATCGACGGCATCGCGATCATTCCGATCCAGGGCGTGCTAACGAAAGCGGAATCCTGGGTTTCGGCGCTGAGTGGTTGCAGTTCCTATGCGCAGATTGGAGGCTACCTTCAGGACGCGGTCAACGACGCCGGAGTGCGGGCGATCCTCCTGCAGGTGGATTCGCCGGGTGGCGAGACCACGGGATGCCTGGAACTGTCCGATTACATCTACTCCCTTCGCGGCTTGAAGCCCATCTTTGCGGTCGCCGACGATTTCGCATTCTCGGCGGCCTACGCGCTGACCAGCGCGGCCGACAGGATCTTCGTCACGCGCATGGGCGCGGTCGGGTCCGTTGGCGTCGTCGTGCTTCACGCGGAAGATTCGAAGTTCAACGGCGAGCAGGGGTTCAAGTACACCTACATCTTCAAAGGCGACAGGAAGGTCGACGGGAATCCGCATGAACCGCTATCGGAGCGGGCCGAAAAGGACATCCAGTCCGAGATTGACCGGCAGTACGACCAGTTCGTAGCGACGGTCGCGCGGAACCGGAAGGCCAGCGCGGAAAAGATCATCGCGACGCAGGCCGGCGTGTGCTGGGCGGAGAATGCCGTTCCGCTTCTGGCAGACGCGGTCGGAACACTTGGCGATGCCATGAACGCTCTTCGTCAACTGCTGGGCGAGCCGGTCCAGAAATCAACGGCGGCGATTGCCGCAGTATCCACAACCAAGGAGGTAACAGCAAGTATGCCCGATGAAACGACGATCGCCACCGAGGGTAAGAAGCCCAGCGACGGCGACGAGAAGACCAACAACGAGCCGAAGTACTGCCACGCGTGCGGAACCAAGCTTCACGCGGACGCGACATTCTGCCATGCCTGCGGCGAGAACGTAAAGGGCGACGCCAAGAAACCGGAAGGCATGGCCCCGCTCAGCGGCCTGGCTGCCGTAGCTGGCGAAGCGTTGAAGATGCGCCCCGAAGGTGACATCGAAGCCATCGGCGCACTGTGCAAGATGGCCGGATGTCCCGACAAGGCCGCGGAACTCCTCACCAAGAAGAAGTCCACCGGCCAGTACTTCAGCGTGGCGGAAATCAGCGAGGAACTGACCGCCGCCCGCGTGATCGAGAGCGAGAGGAGCATGATTACGTCCCACGTCAACCCGAACCAGGGCGCGGTTGGCTCGCTTCAGGAAATTGAAGCGCAGGCCACCACCTACGCCCGGCAGAATCGCGGCAAAGAGACTTCCAATCTTTACGCCGAAAGCGGTACCACCAAGCTGACCAAGGAGCGCGCCTACGCCCAGATGCTCGAAGAGCATCCCGAGGTTTACGGAGCGTTCGTGGCGCAGCACAACGCGAAGGGCCTGATCGCCACGCTCGAGCGGGCCGGCGTTCGCCTCGCCCGGTAGGGCGAAAGGAGATCGACAGAAATGGCATTCGAACAGACATTACGCACAGTAGGGCTTCCGGCGGCTGCGGACCTCACGAGCGGTGGAACTGTGAATCCGCAGTTCTACTTCGTGACCACCAACGCGTCCGGACAGATCAACTTCACGGGCGCTGGCGCCGTTGCCGATGGCGTAGTCCAGGACAAGCCCAACGCACAGGGAGTCGAGGGCGAGGTCGCCATCCTCGGCATCACGAAGCTGGTGACCGGCGCTGCCGTTACTGCCGGCGACCCCCTGATGGCCAACGCCAGCGGCCAGGCCATCACCGCGACCGCCGGCAATTTCGTGCGGGCGCGCGCGCTGGCTTCCTCGGCGGGAGCTGGCGTGATCATCCCCGCCCTGCTTCTCGGCCCGTACAAGATGTAGCCGTCAGCGAGCCGCAACAACTCAAAGGAGAAATAAGAAATGCCTCAACCGACATTGCAGGACGTTCACGTCAACCGACCGCTGACGAACATTTCCGTGGCTTACCTTCAGGAGGCCGCCGGAGTCGAATTCGTCGCGGACAAAGCCTTTCCGGCGGTCCCGGTCGAAAACAAAAGCGATCTCTACTACACCTACGCGCGGGCCGACTTCAACCGCGACGAGATGCAGAAGCGCGCGCTCGCCACTGAATCTGCCGGCACCGGCTACAATCTGAATTCCACCGGCACCTACAACTGCGACGTCTGGTCGCTGCACAAGGACGTGGACGACCAGATCCGCTCCAACAGCGACTCGCCGCTTGCCCCCGACCGCGACGCCACGATCTTCCTGACCCAGAAGGCGCTGATCCGGCGAGAGAACCAGTGGGTCTCGAAGTTCTTCGGCACCGGGATCTGGACCAACCAGGCCAGTGGCCAGGCAACGGCGGATTCTACCCACGTCGTCTATTGGGACTCCGCGAACTACCCCAATGGCAACCCCATCACTGACATTCGCCACGCGAAGACCCAGATGCGGCTGTCGAGCGGCGGCTTCGCGCCCAATATCTTCGTGGTCAGCCGCCCGGTATTCGACAAGCTCATCGACCACCCGGATTTCATCGACCGCACCAAGTACGGCCAGACCGCACCCAACCCGGCGGTGGCCACCCGGCAGATCATGGCCGAGATTCTGGAACTGGAAGATGTTCTGGTCATCGACGCCGTGTACAACCAGGCGGCGGAAGGCGCGACCGAGTCCAACGCGTTCATCGGCGGCATGAGCGCCGCGCTGTTTTACCGCCCGAAAAACGCCGGCCTGATGACTCCCAGCGCTGGTTACGTGTTCAACTGGACTGGCCTGATCGGGACCACTGGCGGCGCCGGTGTCCGTATCAAGACGTTCCGCATGGAGCACCTGGCTTCGGATCGCGTGGAGATCGACTCGGCGTTCGATATGCGCCTGGTCTCTGCGGATCTCGGCTTCTTCTTCAACAACGTGATCTCGGCGGTGTAGCCATGATGCTTCGTCGTGAATCGTGGGCGCGGCTGACCAGGGGCGGGGTTCCGCCTCTGTACGTCCTGCGCCCGTTGCAGGGCTTTACGCCATCTGACATTGGCGACGAGTATCCCGCGCCCGCCGCCACAAACAAGGTCCAGTTGATGCGGGCGCGGCAACTCTACGAGCAGCGCCGGATCGGGACTCAGCCCGAAGCGGAGCGGACGCTCTCCAAGCTTCCTCAGCATGAACCGGCCAAGCCTGGAAAGGAAAAACGATTTCAAAGTGGAAAAAACGCCCGTTAACGCTCCGGAGTTTCAGAGCGCGGGTCCGCAGCCGAACTTCAAGGGCAGCTACCCGTCGAAGCAGAAGCAGTTCCTGTCGGCGGTGCAAACCGGAAACGGCGCGCAGCAGAGTATCGCGCACGGCCTGGGGGCGGTGCCCGCTGGCGTGCTCGTCTCCTGCGCCGACAACAGCGGCAGTGCCAACGTCTTCACGGTGACCGAGGGCGCGCACGACGCCACCAACGTGAAGGTGACCGTGACCAACAACGCCAAGTATAAGATCCTGGCCTGGCTCTGATTCCGATGAAAGCAAAATCGTTCGGCAAAGTCTCCGTTCCGACGCCCGGCACGCCAGTTCCGGTTAGCACTGACACGAACCTGCGCGTCGAACGGATGCGCTTCGCGGCGGCCATCGGCGATACAGGCCGCGTGTTCCTGGGTGTCTCGGGCCTGACCAAGGCGAACGGCGCGGGCGTGGTCAAAGAGTTCTGGCCCACCGGTGCTGGTGGCGGCGTTGCGGATGCTTACGAGATCTGGGCGGAAGATGCGCGCCACTTGCTGCGGCCGTCCGACTACTACGTCGACGCCAACAACGCGGGCGAAGGACTGATCGTCGCCTACTGGACGTGAGATGCCGAACTGGCCCAGCATTGAAGCCTTCGTGGACGGCGTGATGTTGCAGACGTTCGGCGAGCCGGTGGTGTACCAGCCGGTTCAGGCGGGCGCAGCGCAGGGGAATCCGTTCACGGTGACCGCCATCCGCCACCTTCGTGTGCGTGAGGAGTCGGGCGCGGTGGCGAACTTCGAGGAGATCTCGGTGAATCCGACTGACTTCTCGAATCCGCCGGTAAAAGGCGATTGGGTGACGGCCTGGGGCACGCAGTACGTGGTGACGACAGTGCGCCAGTCGGACGCCTACGGCATGCTCAACCTGGCACTTCTTCAACGGTCGTGATCAATCCGAAAACAATACTCGGCGAGTGGGTGACTGCGCTCCAGTCCTGCCCGGACCTGGTCACCGCGATCGGCGGCGACGGCGACAACATCCGCGCGTTCATGGAAGGGCTGGCCAACGATAACAATCTGCGGCTGGCCATTCTGCAGATGCCGCCCGGCTCGATCCTCATCGCGTGGAACGGCACCACGCCGCGGCGTCTCACTGGTGGGGCGCTGCATTTCGCCCATCGCTTCGCGATTTACTTGCGGGCGCCGGAACAGGAATCGACTGCTACGTATGCCGATCTGTTCTGGCTGCTGGTGAGCGCCAGACCGACGGGCGCTCCATCGTGGGAGTCGCTTCTGCATTTGCAGATCGATCCCGATTGCTACCCAATGGACATGGACCTTCCCTCCGCGCAGCGAAACACGGTTGTGGTGAGCGCGGATGGGGCGACGCTCGACTATTTCGAAGTTCAGGCAACGCTGGTGGAACAAGGTAATCCCGGCGGGGAATGAGGAGAACGGTATGGATTCAGTTTTCATGCGCTCGCCCGAGGGCGAGGTGAAGGAAGTCGAGGCGACCACCGATAAGCTTACGATTTTGATGAGCGCTGGATGGCATCAGGTTCTCGCTCCGGTGGCGTCACAGAAGCCTGTAGTTGTGGCTGAGGAGGAAAACCAGCATGGCTAATATCAGCGAACTCCTGAACGGTTGGGGATTCGGCAAACAGACCGCCATCGGAACGGCGAATCTGGTCGCCACCATCTGGCGTCACACGAATCTCAATAC